CTATGGGTAGATAAGCACAATTATACGCGGCTATATGATTCCTGGAAAGAGCAGGACCAGCAGTCATGAGGCAACGCATAGAGGGTACAAGATCTAGGTTAATTATAGCATTTCGTGCCTCATCAAATAATTTATAATCCTCAAAACTGTGTTGAGCTTTTATATGTTCGCACATCCATACGATATAACGATCAACCGTTTCTTCCCAGGTTTCTCGTCGACCTTCTGAATCGAGCCATCGAGCATACCGAGATGTATGAATAAATTTCGAGTAGTCATTCATCATCGTAGTCTATTTCCCGCTCCTGTTGTCGTTTCTTATTGGGTATTGTTCTTTCGCGGTACTTTGGTTGACGTAGGTCTTCCTTGTACATATCAAACTGAAAAGAGCGCCGGGCTTTCCGACGCTCCTTATCAGTGAACTTATTTAGTCCAACCATAGTTTAGCCTTCGATGGGTTCCTCAACTAGGTTCCATTCAACTAGATCAAGGAAGCGGGCAAGCCATAGTTCGGCTTGAGCACCTTTCGACTTCTCCCAACCGGGTAGGAGTGCAATAGCATCTGCATGGTCCATGATCCAATTCAGATCATCTCGAATAGCTACACGACGATTGAATAGACCAGAATCTTCAGCCGCTTTGATGTCACCAGTCTTGCTTTGCCAACTTACACCACTCGGATCACGTTCCCGGTCCTTGTCTGCTGGGTTGAAAACAATGTGACCGTGTGAGCGAAGATACTCGGCTGCAGCATCAAAGGCCGGGAAGTTAAAGTTCTCAATCCCACGCATGGGACCGCTTAGATAAACTTTCAAATCATTCCCGCCTTTTTAGCCTTATTGATCATGTACGATATGAAGATCTCAACAATCATCCGAATTGTATCTTCATCCTTGTCTTTACATTTAATAACCAAATCGGTTACAGCAGTAATAGCCTCTTGCTTGGCAGTCTCAATCTCAAGTTCGGTAGTCATTGCTTCTCCTGTAGGATTAGTTCGAGTTTCGCGAGGGCATTCCAGCCGGTGTGAGCAGCATGCAGAAGTCCAGAATCAGGGTCCAAGTCTTGGCCTTCTGCTTCGGCGAGCATGTGTCGTACCATTGCATCAGAGTATCGATTAAGGCCATCGGGGACGTGTCGCCACCCCGACCAAGCGTACTTAGTTGCTCCGAAAGCGCTGACGGAAGCCACTGCTTGAATTGCCCTTGGGAAGTAAGCAACTGCTCCACGGAAGACAGGAGCTTTTCCTGCGTCATATTTAACTGCGCCAGGTGGGCCTTGCGGGACATCACTCAACTCCGAACCTCAGGTTAGTTGGATCTTCAATCGGTACAAGTATCAAATCAAGTTCCGTCAAACTATCTTCAAAGTCCGCGCGAGGAATACCCCGGTCAGACAACCAATCGTACAAAGCCTCAATTGGGTCGTACATTACACTTTCTTCCGCGTTCCTGTTTGCCATCCACCGCAGTCCTGACATTGAAGTCGTTGAACCTTGAAGTACTTAGTACGCCTGAAGCCACGCATCTGAAGATGACTAGAACCACAAGCACCACAGTCTGATTTGTTGTCCCCTAGGTGCGGGTGATCTTGAATGAACGGTAGTACTCGATTATACAGACGGGTAGTAACCTTGACATCCTGTACACAATAACGTTCCATACGCTTCTGAGCATTGGTATTACCTTCCAAGACAGACCGCCAAAGACCGAAGCCCTCGTGCTTGAGCTTCTTACCGACACCGAGCAGAGGGCCGACAAAAGCCAGCTTGTTCATGTCCAGTCCAAATTGCTTGACCGTCTTGATTAGATCAATGGACGTAGGAGGGGGCGGCGGGACAAGACCAGATAGGATAAACTCGCCCCGAAGTTTGGGGAGATCAAATCGGTTACCGTTGTAAGACACAACAGCATCAGCCTCACTTAGGAGTTTATGAGCGGCTTCAATCATTGCTTGATGACCGTCGTTCCAATCTGAATAGAACATATATTCCTTTGAGCCGACCCAATGAGCACAGAAGCAGAGCATACCACCACTGTCTACAATTTGATCGGGGCTGATATTAGTGTCGTACATCTGAAAGGTGTACACCAATGCTGGTCGCGTTTCAATATCAATAACTAGGATTTTAGGCATCAATCCACTCCTGCGGCACTGTCCCTATTGCCCAAAGATACCCATTACGGCTACACCACGCCTCATGAGTTTGCTTTGTGCCCGGAACCTTTTTATTAGCCTCCATTAGAAGGAAGCGGATGTCTAGGTCGGGATATTGTTTTCTAACGGCAATCATCTTACGTTTACTTTCACGATCAAGTTTACCCTTGACCTCGATGATGATACCATTGTCTAGGATAAAATCGGGATGGTATGTCCCGTTAAGAATATAGGGAAGTTCCAAAGTCTCGTAGGTATATTTCACCCCACGAGACTTCAGATTGGCATCGACAGTACGCTCGAAGCCAGACTTAAACGCCATTAACTATTGTCTACAAACTTCGACAGAACCGCAGTCTTCACACGAGCAATCGGCAAGACTAGAGCAGGAACTGCACCCTTGCCTTCATCACGCATGATAGCGAGGTGATGCGGCGTAAAAATGAGGAAGCCATTAATATCGTACTCAATATCATCAACGTCAACCACAAAGTAGTCATTCTGCGGGATCGTGTCTTCTGCTTCATTGTCCTTACCACCAGTAATGGCGCCAAACTTAAAGACGTTTTCACCAGTGTTTTCGTTGTCGTCCATATCCGTCTATTCCTTCCGTTAAGCTTTAGAAGCTTACTTCTCGTACTTTTGGTTCTCGTTTTACCTGAGTAAGGAACTTAGGGCCGCTAGAATAAAGAAAAGTCCGAAGACCAAGACCACCATTACTATCAGACCAACAACGTCTTGCATGAGGGCAATAAGAGCAGTTGACACCGAGTGCACGATTACCTGACTCGCCTTCCGGCTGGTCGTCGTAGCAACGCTCGGGGATGTCATCTGACTCGACTGCTTGCTTGATATAGGCAATACGTTCCTTAACATTAACGACAGCCTGTAGCTCTTCTAGGGGGATTTCGAGATATGTAATGTGACCGTTTTGCTTGTCGGCAGCAAGGAAGGCTCCTGGCGTACCGCGAGCCTCACAATACCCGGCGATCTGCTCAATGTACCCGAAAGGGTCGTCATCGATAAGACTGCCATCAGCGAACTTACGGAAAGCGTGTGTACTGGTTGACTTTGCATCAACTGTTACTCCGTCGATGTCCGCATCGATATGTCCCTTAATTCCGTCGACAACCACCTCAGCTTGGCGTTCCGTAACATTGTGGCCCGCAAGCTTGGCAAGAAAGAGAAGGAGGGATTCGATAAGATCGCCGTAGATGAACTTGAAGATAGTTGCTGGCGGAAGGTTCTCTTCGCGCCCATATCGTTTGTCATACCAAAGTTGCCTTGTACCCTTTCCGATGTTACTCATACGCAAAGTAAATTCTCGGGCAGGCTTCATACGTTCTGCCAGCCGATCTTGAATTAGTGCTGCAATCTCCGACCCAAATTCTGTAGCTTGGGCATCAGAAATTTCACAACCTTCACTCAATACCCTGTAAATATCCTTTACGAGAGTTTGTTCTTTAGCCATTTATAAACCTTCTCAAGTTCATCTAATGTTGCATCATTCTTAATTCTATTAGCCTTCCGAGAAATTACGTGAATATTTCCCTTCACGTATCCTTTTGAAGGAATCAAACGATCTATAGATGGACTATGAGATTTCGGGCCATTACCGTCTTCAAAAAAGATAGGTATCCCAAGAACTGGACAGAATTCGGGAATAATTAAATCAGACTCATCTAAGTCAAATGGCAAATCCTTTCTCTTGCTTAGAGAACGTTTTGCTACGACTTGATTATGAGACCAATTATTCCTGTATCGTTTACGCGTGTATTCCCGAATATTCTGCCACTTACCGTTTATTTTAACGAAATTAACCAGCCTCTTCGGCCCAGGTCTTCTCACCTTCAGCATCTTCGCGGGTGGGGAACTCATTACCGCCGTCGTACTTCACAAGATCCCAGACCTGCATAGACAGGATATTAGCAGACTTCTGACCCTTACCGTATTCATTGACGGCAAAGTTAACATTGACAGTCGAACCATTGCCGATCTTAACGGCCGGGTTCCACGCTTCACCGTGATGATCCACCACGCGGATGGGTTGGTTGGGGGTGTCGTCTTGCTTCTTCTCACGGCGCTTGAAGGTGATGTAAACTCCTGCACCCTTATCTTTCAATTTAGGTTCAAGTCCCTCTACCTTCAAACGTTCAAGGCTATCCTCGTTAGGATAGACATCAACGCTCCACTCTTTATGGGCATTTTGATAGCCCCAAACCGGTTCACCAAGAACCTTCGTCCACTTCGATTTACCTTGGATCAGCAATTTATAGTTCTCCTTTTGCATACCTCAAGAGGAGTTCTAAATCCTCTACGGTATTGTTCTGTTTTCTTGCATTTGCTTTATGTGAGATTACTCTCACGTTGTCTTTGACATATCCCTTTAGAGGGTTTACACGATCTAATGTAGGTGAATTAAGAGATGGACCTTTACTTTTAGAGGGTATTAAAGGTATACCATATACAGGGCATATATCCGGGATTATAATATCTGAACGTGTAATATCAAACTCAACACCATCTCGTTTAGCACGAGATTTAGCACTGCTCCATAATTGCATTTCAGGATGCAATTTCCTGTATGCTCTTTGTCGATCTCTATTACTTAATCCCATACGATAATTATAGCATACGCGCCGGAATAATCAAGCTAAATATTCAATTCAAAGCGCGTTAGTGACAGGTAGCCCAATTATCCCCTACGATGTACTTTCCGGTGAACGGGACTTTACACCCCAAATCTTCGCCTGCCTCGGAAATGGCTTGAACACATACCTTTCCGATTTCCTCGGCATCTCGTGCAGAGCAGTCAAGTTGTCCCTCATCGTGGATATTACCCACATAGAACCCATCGAGTCCACGCCGGTATATTTCGTTTCTTGCAAATATTGCTGCCTTCTTCATCAGGATCGCACCGGCGCTTTGTAGTTTATAGTTGAGACTAGCGTTTTGGGAATGGCACCGGACAAATCCCCCATCAATGGTGCGCAATAGTCCGCCATTTCCTCGAAACTCATCTTGAATAGAACTTGTAAGTTTAGCAAGTCCGGGTGTACCTTTTTCAAGGCGTTCACGAGCCCATTTGCCATATCTTCTAGCGTCGTCCCCTCGAAGCTCAGGCCTAAGCGTGACCCCGAGTTTTCCATCTCCACCACCATAGAGATAGCAGTAGAGACCGTTTTTGACGGTGAGATCACGCATTTCATCTGGGAGATCGAGGTTTCTAGTGTTAACGAGATGTGGGTCGCCTGTTGTGAAGAGAATGGTGGCTTCATCATTTGCAAGATACTCAGCAAAGCAACGCAATTCAAGCCCGCTGGCATCATAGCCAACTTCTCTTCGTCCGGGCCTACATTGCCAAAGCTGTCTACACTCAATACCATACTTTACTTTCTTCTTGGCCTTCGGGATGTTGGCCGTGTTGGGGCTGTTGTGGATCATTCGGCGAGTCGTAGCACCGCATGTCAGAATAAAACCATGCATACAGTGATCGTCGTAGTTGACGTTGTTCAGCCATCCGTCAACCATACTGGCACGCCCCTGTAAGACGAGCCAATCTGCAAGGGCTTGCGCTTCTGGTCTACCAGACGTTTCAGCAAAACTGACGAGTGCTTCTTCATCAACTTTTGGGAAACCTTTTTCTGTGAAATTCTGAGGTTCCCAGCCAAGTTCTAGAAGCCTTGCAACTCTTTGTTTCGGGCTGCCAAGGTTGAAAGATTCCCAGTCGAGAGTGCTGTAGGTTCCGTCTCCATTGTCACGAAGTTCTGGATACTTTGCAACGTGTTTATCGTAGCTTGCAAAGTCTTCTCCGCCTTTCGTAGTTCGCCGGATATACGTGCCTTGCACTTCAAGTCGTGGTGGAAAGAGATCAAGTATAGGGCCTTCGAGAGCTGCTTGTTCAAATCTAAGTTGAGATACGAGAGATTGCGCCCCTGGGATGTCAAAGTACCATCCGTTTCGCTGTTGTTCATTTACTACTACCCTGATTTCATGTTCGATCTCACAGGATTTCTCACTGAATCCCATACGCCGCATACGTGCCCACAAGGCTCGTGTGACCTTTTTACCAAGCTTTACGTCTTGCTGGCAATAAGAATCCATCTCCGGACTGTAGCCAGACCAGTCACTAAAGTCACCTTTAGGGTCTCCGAGACGATCACCCCAAGCTTCCAGACTGTGACCACCAACAAGAGCGGGATCGTACAGGTAAGACAGAACCAGAGTATCAACAATATTAGAAGTGTCAGCAAAACCCTGAACAAGCTTGCTCGTGACAGGGCCATCAAAACTGATCGCATTATGCCCGACAAAGTAAACGTCACTCCCGCGAAGTTCGTCAAAGAACCTCCGAACTGCCTCATGGCCTACAAAGCTGTGCACCGTCTCTTGATCCATCCGGCTGGCGCACATCATCCAGATAGTATCGGGTGTTAGACTGTTTGTCTCAATGTCAATATACCAGTATTTGTGCCAGTCATTAGGGTCAGGAAGGTATTTCAGTAGTGATACCGTTGTCTAAAAGGAGTTTATCTATCAAACGTGCTGGATAGGATGAATTTCCGAATCGTTTAACATACTCAACGGAACGAATAATAGTCTCTTCTGGAGTTTCCTGGTAGATCCTAAATCGTCGAGGACCAGATAACCCAGCTTTCTTACCCCATGTTACCTTCCCCTTACCATTGGTGGTCAGGTGCGTTACCTCCGCTATTGTATGCTGCGATCTGTTCTTTAGTCAGTTCGTTAAGTCGCCCAGTGTCGGGGTTATACCACAAATAGGCACCCGGACCAGTCCTGCCGCAGAATCTATTCTTTTCCACGACTAGCTTGACTACGTTGCGTCTCCATGAGTCTTCGGAGAGCTTTTCTCTATGAAGTTTGATTACAATGTTAGCCAGTTGTTCCACGCCAGCAGTGCCCCTAATTTGACCCTGCCGATTGACGTGGATAACTGCAATAATAGCCAGATTACATTCCATACACAAAGTCTTAAGTTTAGTAGCAATCTCGTCTAGTTGCTTGCGTTCGTCACCGCTTTGATCAGACACCACAATAGAAAGGTGATCAAGGATGATGTACTTGCATCCGAGATTGTGCATATGTCGTACTTTATTAAGGATTTCTTGGATAGAATTAGACCCGAAATGATCATACAAAACGATCTTCTCGGTATCGATTACCTTATCGAAGTATCCACGCATTTCTTCAGGCTTGACGAATTCCCTCACATCTGGGAGATGCAAGGGGAGATTCGCCTCAATGGACATCAAGCCGAGTGCAGTGTCGCCATTCGTTTCCTCCAAGTGGAGAAGCCCGATACCCGCATCCGGTGATACTTTTCTAATATTAAACTCAATCTCTTTAAGGACAGATGTCTTGCCCACACCGGTTTCGGCGGTGACGACCACGAACTCGGAGAGCCGAATCCCATAAGTCTGATTGTTAAGATCGTCCCAGGGATACGGAACTGTCTCATATGACTTCCGTTCAGATATTTCTGACCACATGTCACGCCCGAGTTTAAGACCCGTCGGAGTAAAGCTAGGCGCAGCCCACCACTCACGGTTAAACTGCTCGCGCTTACCGCTCTTAAGATAGTCGTTCGCGTCTTTGCCGTCTGCAAGAGTAAGAACCTTAACCTTGCCGATTGGGAACATCCCCGCCACAGCGACAGCCGCCTCCTGCCCGGGGTAACGTATCTCACCCTTGGCATTTAGCTTACCTTGGTCCTTGTCAAAGCACACCACAATGCTTGGGAAGCTGTTGAGGTATTCAAAATTGTCGGCCACATCCCGGCAAGCGCCATCCGCTCCATTCCGGACAGAGACGACGGGCCATCTCGAACCAA